TATGTACAACCTTGTAGAACTACTCAAGCACAAAGCATAATAAGGTCATGCCGAAGGGCATGGCTTTATTTATTTGTGCTTGACCAAATAAAAGCGACATTGCTCTGCAATGCCTTTTATTTGCTTAGTAGTTCTTGGAGGTTGTATATTCTTTCCTAAGATTAGCTTCAAGGAGTATCTGAATCTCACTTAGAAGTGCCTTGTCTAACCAATCGTCAACAGATACTACCTTGAAACTGATCAGTCTTACAAATCTGCAGAAAGTTGGCTAACACCATTTGTTTGTATCTATCAAACAAATGCGAGACAACTTTCTGCCAACAATTCTTGCCACAAGTGCTAAGACTAGCAATCATACCCCTTTGAACATTTGGTACACCTTAACTCAAGAATTGTTAGTGGTAACATAGCGCCTCCTGCCAAGCATTGATTCCTGTGCTTAAATAAGCATTAAACAAGTTTGTTCGCCTACTAAAAATTGTGAAAGCTCACTAAAAACACATCAAGTTTAAACTTAAATAATTCTAGCAGATGTAAGGAATATTTCCGATTTTCGTAATTTTCTAAGACCGTTTGTCTGCGTTAATCTGTTCACAACGAACTGATCATGCAGACACTTTACCACTACTTTGCTTAGGATCGCTTGGCGAACTGTGTGTGACCGATAGAGTCACACGCTTTGTTTATTTCGCCATGCGACAAGATGTAATACAAAAATAAGCGTGGTGATTCGACAAGAACGCAACGAGTTGCGTGTCGAATCTACCACCTAGATTTTTGTATTATCCAGTAAAGTTGTGGTTTTGTGTCAGCATGGTCGTTGTGACCATATTAACTTAACAAACGGAGAAAATTATGAAAATCAAAAATATTACATCTACTGAATTATTTAAGTTGAAACTCGCTGTGGTGACCTTCCACAATGGCGAACAAAATGCTTATTTAAGGGAATCAATAGCAGGTGACGCTTGTTACTCATCTAACAATTCTTTAGAGTATAAGGAGAACCAAATGTCAGATCAAAGGGCTAAGATCGCTAGTCTAACCCCTTGTGAGGGACAAGAAGTTGTTGACAAAAAGTTGGCATTTGCTGTTGATATCTACAAAAAAATGTCAGATGAGTTAGCCGAACTTACTGTTAGATTTGAGACTGATAAGGCAGTTTACAAGGCAGTAACTGATGAAGATTGGAAGCCAAGAGCAAAGACTTCTAAGCAAGATGTTTCTCAGATACTCAATGAAGCTGCAGCAATCTTAGGTAAGAATTACAAGCCTATCCAAGAAACTATCTAACCTAATAAAAGGGCAGAGCAATCTGTCCTTTTTTTCTGTCAACCACTGTGGCTTTGTTCTTGCTTATTGCACTAATCCTCAACTCCCCTTGATTATCAAAGTCAGGTGGTTGACCCAAACATCAGGCTGTAGATTTGTATATTTGCAGTAAATACAATCGAAAGGAAAATAATATGATAAAAAAATTAAACGACTTTTTTGAAAATAATATGATTGCATGGTGGCTACTTCACATTGTATTTGTCATAATAATGTGGATTGGTTTCATCTTTGCATTAGTCATTGCTTCAGATATAACTATGATTCAACAAGGAGGTTAACATGAATCACATAACACAAATCAATAACTTACAAACAGTCTTAGGTGACTATGACTTTCCAATTGACACCATATCAATGGCAGGTACATATGATGATGATTGTGAAACAAAGCTAGTCAAGTGCCATGATCGTATGATGATAGTCAGAACAGATACTATGGAATATCTTGGCAATCATTCAACTGCATACAGACCAGTAGAACACAAAGCTATCATTGATCCTATTTATGAGATGATGCAAAAAGTATCAACAGACTTTGTGCCACAGATAAGCATGATGCAAAATGGTGCAATGATGAAAGCAACTTTTACTTGTAAAGATATCACGATACAAGATCCACAGTTACATAGTTACATTGCATTTCGTATCACAGTTCGTAACTCATACAATGGTGTGTGGTCTGTTATGATCACAGCAGATGGTCTTAGACTATGGTGCGATAATGGTTGCACTACTGCTGATAAGATTGCCAACTATACACAGAAACATAATGGTAAGTTTTATTACAAGTTTGATCACATTGAGCATTTGATTCAAGAATTTACTGGTAACGAACAGCGTTATCGTGAATGGTACAATACACCAGTTACACAAACTGATGCGACTGAAATGTTTAACAAACTTACTTATACACCAAGACCAACAGTTGATGGTAGATATCGTAATGAAAGACAGTTTCAAACTCTCATGGACTTATGGGCAGACTATCAAAAAAAGATTGGTTGTAACAAGTGGGGTCTGTACAATACAGTAACTGATTGGATATCTCACCCACAAGAAGTAAAAAATAAACATAAAACTACTGTCGAAAGAAACAGTAAGTTGCTATCATATATGAACAGACCCAACTCAATGTTCTATATGAAAGGAACTTACGGAACAATCTAATAAAATGGAGGTTAACAATGACACTATTAGGTTTCAAAAAACAAGAGTTATCCACTTGTAGATCAATTGCAAGTATTGCTTTACCACCTGAGTATAGACTTATCTATACTCATATGGCTGCACTTGGAGTAGATCGAGGTGGACTCAATGAAGAATCATGGGTTAATAAGATGACTCATATGACTACCAAAGTACATGAGCGACAATATGCTGATAGACAAGCAAGTGTTATGATTGAAGATATACTTGATGATGCAGCAGTCAAACACATGAACTTCAAATGAAGAATACAGTAAGGTATCAATACAAATCAATAATAGAAAAATTAGTCTTTCTCCGTAAGATGAGAAGGCTTTCACAAGAAAAATTAGCATTAGAGATTGGTGTTGATACCAAACTGTTTGGTCAATGGGAACGACTAGCAGTTGAGCCACGACTATTTAACCTGCTTTGTTGGTGTGAAGCATTGCAGGTTTATTTAACTATAACAGCAACAGATGAGGAGTTTTAAATGTATAAGTTACAATTTGACAAAGATGAAATGTCAGCTATGTCAGCAGTATTAAAATTTATGATCAAACATTTTTATAAAGATGATCTTGATGATGAAGTTTATTTACAGTTAAATGCGCTTAGAAATAAGATTGCAAATGCCAAGCAAGAGTAAACGTAAAGGTAACTACCATGAAAATTGGTTTGTAAAACTATTTAACTCATGGAAGTTACCTGCTAAAAAAGTACCACTATCAGGCAGTCTTGGTGGTGAGCATACTGGTGACATCAAACTAATTATCAATGATAAAGAGTATGTAGTCGAAGTAAAATACAGAGCAGTAGATAAATTTCCTAGTGTTTTCAAAGTCTTACAAGGAAAAGACATTGCTTTGTATAAAAGAAAAACTGGTGAACCAAGATGGGTTATGATTCTACCAGATATAATAGTAAAGGAGATACTAAAATGACAGACCTAAAATGTATCATCTGTAAAGGTGAAATAGATATTCATTATGATGACAATGGCAAAGTAATATGGGATCAAGGCAATAATGCTCAACCAGTTGCTGATGGTATATGTTGTGATAAATGTAATATGGATATTGTATTACCACATAGATTAGCAGATACTTATTTAAATAAAGGAGGTGCAAATGGCTAACTTACAGAACAATGTCTATCTTGTATATGAACAAAAGGTAGCAGAGATCAAAGGACTTGAAGATAAAATTAGCGAGTCTGAAGATGTAGCTGAAGTTAAAAGGTTTATTAATTACAATCTTAAACCAAAACTTCAGCATGAAAAAGAATGGTGTGACTTCTTCGCAGAAAAATTCTTTAATGAATACTGGGGAGAATACAATGCCGAAACTAACTAACGAATGGCAACCAAGCCAAGAAGTAATTAATAAATACAAGGAGGTCAACCATGACAGAGAAATCAAATACTTCAAACATTTCTATATTACAAACTCATATTCTAAAGAAGACTGGAATACAGTCTATTGCGAATGGTGTCAGAAACAACTCACTCGCCAAAACACTGGTCGAACAAGCAGGATCAGACCCAAACAAAGTAACGAAAGCGACAGTTTCTATCTTAGAGTCCATAATCAACTCAAAGATAACTGAGAAAACTAACAATCAATATATGTTCTTTCGTTGGGAATTAGCTTCTATCTCAGATATTGCTAATGATTTATATGACAATCGTGTCAAAGTAATCAAAGCATTAGAAGAATGTATGACTGTAGCTGATACAAAAGATGTACATCAATGGCTCATGGAAGTCATGGTATGTACAGCAAAACAAAGTCATCTAACAGAGAAAGACTTAGCCTTCAAAGCTAGAGTCTATGCCAAGAAGTTTGATCATGTACCTGCAGACATAATGAAGTATGCTTGTGACAAAGTTATTATGAACTGCAAGTTCTTTCCAACTGTAGCAGAAATCAATGAGTATATAGAGCCAATGCTGCACTATCGTAAGTCATTGGTCGAAGCAGTATCAAGTAAACTAATTTCAGCAATAGGAGAATAATATGAAAATATCTGAAGCAACACAAGTAGCTATAGACAGAGCAATTATCTTACAAAAGATGAAAGGTAACGACACTTTCAAAGATATATGGCTTGGTAATGGTTGGCTATCAAAAGATAAAGATGGCAAAATTACTTTTACACCAACAAAACAATTACCTTATTAGGAGTAGCAAATGGAAGAAGAAAGATTTGAAGATGCACCTGAAGCATTGAAAGAAAAAGATTATCAAAGGTACATACCTAAACCATATATGAACTTTTTCAAATCAGTTCAGTTTTATTCTGATCGAGATGAAAAAATTCAACCTAAAGGTGTGACTGCTGATTACAGAGGTTATGCGAAAGCATAATACACATCTGAGCAAGATTGGGAAAGTACTGGTGACGTGTCAGGGTCTTGCTCAGACCTAAATTAAATTAAGTAAATGCTTGATAAATAACAATAAATGTAGTATGCTGATAGCAAGATTGGAGGTCTAAATGGCAGATGAACTACGTCACGCACCTGAGCGTGAGGACTTCATCAGAGGTAGCGATATGGTGTCTTTGATGCAAGGCAAGTGGGAAGAACTATGGAAAATCAAAATGGGATTGCTTGGTCGTAAAGATTTACGATACGAATTCAATGTTAGATTAGGTTCTTTTACAGAAACTTTTAACTTAATGTGGCTACAAGAATTTTATGAATATGATTTTGTACCACAACAAGCGTACACAAAAATGTATGGTAGTATCAAACTACAAGGTACATTAGATGGTGTAGAAACTGATAGAAAGATTGGTGTAGAATGTAAACATACACATAGTCGTAATGATATGAGCTATATGTTAGATTACTATATGCCACAGATGCAGTTCTATATGTACATATCAGGACTACAGCAAATGGTATTCTCTGTTATTTTTGGTAACAAACATGATTGTGTAATCGTTAGCGCTAATGAACAATATCAAAATGAAATGCTATATAAAATCAAATCATTTTGGGAATATGTTACACATAATACACAGCCTCAAGATTATGTGTCAGAGATAAAGCAAAGTATCAAAGATAACATACCAATTGATGGCAAAGTTAAACGAGATGTTTCATCTAGTAATAGTTTTAATGTTGCAGTAATGGAGTACTTTCACAATCAAGATGCTGCAAAACTATTTGAACAAGCTAAAAAAGATATCAAAGCAGAAATGAAAGACAATGAAGCTGAGATATATAATGAGTTTGTAAGTGTCAAAAGAGATAAGCGTGGGTCAATTCGCATAACAAAAAAAGGGTAAGCAGACCCACTTACCCTTTTAACTATCTGTATAATGGAGGTCATACATGACAGATACAAATACTAATAACAAAAAAACCGTGCCAAGTAAAGCACACCCAAAAGTCACAGCGACTTTGAAACAAGCATTGCTTGAGTTTCAAAAACTTGCTACATCTGCTAGTAAAGGTGGTAAAGCAAATATACCTTCACAAGGAGGTAAAAGAACCTATGCAAGATTAGAAGATGTAATCGAAGCAGTAGGACAAGGTAATCAATTTGGTTTATTTTTTACACAAGAAATTGATTATGTATACACAAGTCATATGGATACTAAATCAGAAGTAGTTGTTGTTACTACATTACGTCATGTTGTTGATGATGCTACTTATGTATCAAAGTTACCAATCATCATGTCACAACAAAACATGGAGAATCCTCAAAAGATTGGATCAGCTATTACATATGCTAAACGATATACATTACAAGCAGTATATGGTCTACCATCAGAAGATGATGATGGTGAATTAGCTAGTAAGCCTACAATCCAAGTCAGCAAACCAAAGATGAAAGGAGAAGATGATGGATTATGATAACACAGATAGAGGTAGTTTCTTCAAACCACGAGCAGATGAAAGTCTGCTCGTACAAGGCAAACTCAATAGTGAAGGATCAGAGTATCGTATTGCTATAGTCAAAGCCTCACTACCTGATGGTGGTACAGCACGAGATGTCTATGTCAAAGTCGGTACTATGTATGAGAATGACAAGTCATTGAATGAGAAAGCGCCAGACTTTAGTGGACCAGTCACTATGCCAAGTCAAGATAAACGTAGAATTGCTTGTTGGAAAACAGTATCCAAAGATGGCAATACTAAGTTTCTATCTGCACGGATAGGTGACAGTACACCAAGAGTAGAAGAACCTGCAAGGGATCAAACTATTGTAGAACATGAATCAGTATTAGGAGGTGAAGATGTCGACGATATCCCGTTCTAAAAAAGATCAAATGATTAGTGAAGCATTAGCAAGAACCCATGACCCTAAAACGTCATGGGAAGCTGCAGAAAAAGTTGACACCAATAAACTAGAGTCATTGGTATTAAGAGTACTAACACACTTTGGTAGTGTAGGTGGTACTAATGATGAATTACTTTCTTATTTATACGATACACAAATATGGAAAGAATACACAGCTATCATGCCAAAAGAAAGTAGCATTACACCAAGATATAAACAGCTAATAAATAAAGGTTTAGTCTATCGTGATGGTACTACAAGAAAAGGTAGCATGGGTAGAAGCCAAATAGTAAATTTTATAGTAAAAAAGTAAAAAAAGTCTTGATATAAGAGCCATACAGAGGGGGTAAACACCTCCTCTGGTATGATTACACCCTAGAATATCTACTAAGTCTGTATGTTTTTCATACGTTCAATAAGACGATTTGCTCTATTTGGTACTTGTCTTGCCCACTTAGAGTCCAACATTTGGTTTGCAGCCTCTGTCCAATCACTAGAATCTACAGCTTTTTTCATCTTATGAAAGCGAGATAGCCGAGGTCTGCCCATATTAAACATCATATTGCATAAAATCTTTTGTGCTTCAGCAGGTAACTCTTCAAACTGTGGATAAAGTAGTTTTGTTTCTGCTACACAAGTATATAAATCTGCTTCAAATAATTCAGCAACTCTTTCTTCACCTACTTGTGTGCCAACATCTAGTCCATATTCAGGATCATGCTCACGGATAAGATGACCAACACCTACTGTTGGTAGACCAAGATGATCGAGATAGACTTCATTGACTACTCCTTCATCAGCTTTGATTTCTTCTGTCATTTCATTAAAAGTATCTGTGTTCATTGTAACCTCCTATTTTCTATTACACCACACATAGGACATTTCCATACATTTTTTAAAGCAGTCAGTATCATAGCAATCTTACATCTCTCACATATAGGATTATCCAAAGTAAAATCCTCCCAAGAAACTAAAGAACCATATGACTATGGTTGCTTGTATGTACAAAATCATTTTGTAATCTTTTTATACTTTTCAAAAGTACGGAGTCCACCCAATCCTAGCATACCCATCAGTACAGTCATCAATGATCCCATGTCAAACTCAGGTAATGGTGGCATAGTGACACCAAACATAGCAGTAAAAAATATAACAAAAGGCGCTAAGACAAAGTGCCATGCCAAAGCGATACCACACACCCAACCAATAAAAGGTCGCCAACTTGCAACAAACCAATGACCTGATTGTGCTTCCATCTTGTTGACTTCTATCTGAGATTTAGCAAGTTGTACTGCGTGTTTCTCAGCCATAGTAGCCAAGTCATGTGCCAGTTTATTCTTGGTATCTTTGTCTTCTATGAATTTGCCTATTAGTTTGGTGGCAGGACCAATCAATGCTTGTATCACCATAACCTCATTTGTTTGTTTACTTTAACTAATTTGCAGTAGCAGTCATACTTTTGTGTTTCTTCACCAATCTTAACAGTTTGATTAGCTAACCTATCTTTAAAATAGGTACAGTTATTTACATTTGATAAATGTAATGTACCTGCAGGATTACCTGCAAGATAACATAATAAAACAAAAGCAGGTTTCACCCTCTCTTCTCCTTATATAACCATGCTAAGAATACGATAAATCCTATGATAGTACAACAAAGTAATACAATACCTATCCACTCAGCAATCTTTCTGCGAAGTTCTTGACGTTCATAGATTTCTTTTTGTCTTTGCTTTCGTATCTGTCCTTCCATGTGCAGTATCTCATTCCAAGAATTAGCACCATAATGAAAGTTTATGAATGATTTAAGTTCTTGTCGTTGTGCTTCTAGTTTTTTTTTAGCAGTAAAAGCCTCGATAGCAGATGTCTTGATATCATCACCCTTAAATAGTTTTTGTAACAGAGATGGATTCTTCGCTTTCTTTTCAGTATTATCTACGTCAGACACAGCACTAAGCCAAC